GTGGCGTTTGAGCCGATGGCAACGAAGTAGAATCTCACAACCTTTTCCGCCGGATTGACTTGCAGGAAGAACCACTTGCTCTTAGAGAAGTCAATAAGCTGGTCCGACCAATAGTTGCCAACAGCGTCCGACAAAGACTCTGCCCCCGACCCCTTAAAGGCGTACAGGCCGGCGGAGTCCGCGATGTAGGCCATGTCCTCAAAGCGATCCCAGCACCTGTCGTTCAGCAATCCTCGTTGCGCCACATTGGTGGCCGAAGCATCCGCGTATGGGGTGGTGCCGACAGTCAGCCGCACAATGTTTCGATTCTGACCAACGTACATCACGCCATCGAAAGGCATTAGGCCAGTGATGGAGTCGGAGTCGCGGCCATTGGTCTGAATGATTACTTGGGCGTCCTCCGCCACGCTCTCTGGCTCGTCAATCTCAGAGAAGTACAGCACGTTTGGCTGCGTGCCGCTTGTATCGACGGCGTACCAGGCCCGATCTTGGAACATGGTCACAACCGACATGTTGGAAGGCGGGACCCCAAAGCGATAGGCATTGGTGTACCCCTCCTCTGTGAGTATTCGCATCTCGGCGTAGCCCGACCTCTTAGTGTCCGCAACCTTCGCGTCGGTCAAGGAGTCTACGTAGCTGGATCGGGTTGACGTAAATTCCGCAACCTTATAGAGCGTGATCGCTTGGTCGCCTGTCGTTCTCCACAACTCCATTTTTGCAATGCGGTTCGGAGTGCCGTCTGTTAAAGTTATGTTGGAAAGATTCCAGATGATTGAGCTGGCTCGCTCGCCGCACTCCACGGTAACGAGGGGGCATAGGTTTCCCGGAACGCCATCCCGTCCAACCAGCCGCACGCCGCACAGGTACGTGCCAGCAAACCTCGGAGCCATCACTGCGATTGCGACCGCCGGATCGCTTACCACGGTGACCTTCACAGAACCGTCGTATCCGTTGCCATACGTGGCGAGGGTGTACTCGCTGACCGTTGAGCCAGTAACACCAGCAATCGCCTGCGCGCCGCCACCCTTCTTGAGCGGCCCGGTGGAAATAAAAGACACGCTCGGCGGCGTGCTGTAGCCGGTTCCTCCGCTCGTTGCTGTTATCGCATTTACGGCACCGGAGCATTCAACCACTACCGTTGGAGAATAAAGGCCACCTATCCCAGCGGCCGCCGTCGCAGCAACCGGCCGGGTCGATAGGAGGACAGAACTGTCCCACTCATAAAGCCCCTTGTCTGTCAGCACAATGGAGGTTACTGGACCAGATGTAGCCGCGTACCGATTGAATGTGACAACGGCCCGACCTTTAGCCGGCCTAATCTCGGTCACGCCCGTAGTGCTTGCATAGAAGGTGATTGTTGGCGCGGACGAATACATTCCAAAGGCAGGGTCCACGTTTACGGACGATACTGAGCCGCGAACGATGACCTTGGCGTTTGCGCCAGACGCTTGACCACCCGTAATGATTACTTGTGGCGGGGACGTATAGGAATCCCCGGAAGTGGTGAATGAGATTCGCCCGACTATCGGGCCATCCAGAAGCGCCCTGGCGCCGCTGAGTCCGCTTACGCTAACGCTCGGTGGGCTTGTGTAGTTTTCTCCGGGCTCAATAACGTCGATGCTTGATACGTAGTAGTAAAGCGTTGTCGCATCACTGGCCGCGGAAATTGTCCTCGCGGCCGTAACGCCGATGGGGTATCCAGTCACGCCGCCAATGACAGCAACGCCTCGGGCCGCGCCATTTACGCAGTACGCATTGCCTTGGCTTGTGGGCACAAGGCTGGATGGGGATGCGGTAGTTAGTCCGGTGGAAACAGTAATCATGTGACGCTTGAGATCACAATGGAAGTTCCGCTATGGAAAATGACGCTAGTGCCGGCAGCCAGCTTGGCCATGCTGAACACCCTCCCCATCGCAGTGCTGGCAGTGATCATGCCATTGCGACATTGGATTTGACCGGGCTTAATGCACTGAAGGTTGTTTTGCACAACGCACGCACCTCCCGGAAGCGCATACGGAGAGGCGTTCGTCACTAGTCCCGACCATTTCTGTATGGTGATCATGCGCCCTCGTCAGCCTTGAGCGGACTTCTCCAGCCACCGTCATGCCAGATTTCCCTTGTCCTGCCAGAGAGCGGAGCGAGCTGGTCTTGCTCCAAGGCGAGGCGGAGGTCGCGCTGGTAAGTAGAGAAAGACTGTTCGGCCTTGCCGCCACGGATGCGATCCAGCCAGTAGGCGGCGCAGGAGTGCAGGGCGGTCTGCATGTGCCTTGCCACATCGGCGGGATCGGTGACGATAGCCTTTGGGCTGCCACTAAAATTGTCGCCAGGACTCAGGTTTGCAGTGTCGTCTGTGGCATTGCTGTATACCAGAGAGATGATCTTATGCTCTGCAGCATACGGCGCGAGGGATTCCAATGGCCCTGGGTAATTTGATGCGTCCCCAATACGCAAAATGCTTCCGACCATGGAGACTTCAAATACACCCGGACTGCCAACGGCGAGCGCATTGCCGCTGCCATCGCTGGTAATGGTGTAGCGAGAGCCAGGCTCATGCCCCGAGTACCTGATCTGCCTCGGGTAGCGTCGATAGGTGAAGTCCAGCGTCTCCTGTGCGGTCGGATAGCCAACGAGCTTGAGGATGTACCCCGATCCATTGGGATTCTTGAGGACGGTCCAGTGCCACGGTCTTCCGGACCTGTTCCCGACTCGCTCCAGTTTCATCGCCTCGTCGGGCTTCAGATACAGGCCCGACCACCAGTTGAATTCATTGGACGGCTCGTCCATGTTGCGGAAGTCAGCCGGTAGGGCGTAGTCGGTCTGGTAGAGAACGTATGCTTGGCCGGCTGCAAGAGTGCTGGCAAACGTCAGTGTGGAGTCCAGCGTCAAGACGGTGGCGGATACGCGCTTGTCCACCTTGGCAATCGCCCGGCCGATGGACACCGATCCAGACGCAGCCCACGCTGGCCAAGACCCGTTGGATAGGGTTAGCTGGTTGGTTGAGACATTGAATGCTACCGTCCCAGTTTGGTACTGGGGCTGGGTGATGATTCGGCCGTGCTGGTAGTAGTGCGACCACTCATGGATGGTGGTCAATTCGCTGTAGGCACGCTGAACAGCCGTGCGGATGTCTCGTTGCTCTGCGTCCTGCGGGCCACCGTAGGAGGAGACAATGAGGGACTCAACGAGGTCGAAGTAGGTCAAGTAGGCCATGGGGACTCCTACCTAACCATTGCCCCGCCAGCCAGAAACGCCGCCAGGACCGCCGCCAGAAAGACCCCGGCGGCGGCCATGGCCAGCATGAAAAGCCTCACTCCTCCCGGACCAGCTTTACGCCCAGTTCCGGCGCGGATGGGGGGATTGTGTCGGCTGCGGTGAAAGTCACTTCGGCCGGCGAGGAGGTGTTGCCAGCCTCATCGGTGTCTACAAGAACAAGCACAACCACCTGCCCCTCCTTGACAGCAACCTCGCCCAGATCGGTCGCGGTGGCGTCGAAGGTGGCCGAGGGGAGGGGGGCGCCGTCAACGGTGATGTTCAGCGTGCGTGAGACAACATCCTTGTCGGTGGGCAGGGCGGCAGAAACGGCATAAAAAAGCATGTCAGACCTCTGGGATATGGGACGAGCGCGAAAACCGCATGGCCTCACCAATCGCAGGCGAAGACGGTCAATCGCTCGCTCTACGCCAGTGAACGGCCACATGGAAGACTATTGCCCTCGGGAGGGCTTATTGGATTCGGTGGCCTAGCTCACAGGGCTAGGGGACTCCTCTGGCACAAGTTGCGGCACGGCGTCGGTGGCAAACTCAAGGTCTGCCAGCGGCACAACCTCCACGCTTGCGAAGTTCGCCGCGTCCAGCCGTGCGAATCCCGCCGCATAGATGCCGCCTTCCGCGATGCACTGCGGCAGTATGTCGGCCACATGACACCACCGACCATCGGCCAGGGCGGCAGGGTACACGGTGCAGCGAGGGTCGCCGTACCAAGAATGGTAGTTGAGCATCTTCTGGGCAAGGGCGGTGTCGAACACAATCGCCAACGTCTGGAGAGTGGCGGTGTCGGGCAGCGGCGTGGCTAGGAACTCTGCGAGGGTCATCAGACGTTCCTTCCGAGAGCGGTTTGAAATGTCTGCATGATGTCCCGGTAGGCGGCGGCCTGCGCTGAGTTGAACCCAAGGCCGATTGAGTAGGCGGCAATCCAAGAGTTGTGGAACCTGTCCACAGTGCCGTTTCGGTTCGCGGCAAAGACAGCGAACGCAGCAGTCGAAACAGCAGGCGTGATCGGCGTTGTGTTTGTCGCCACCACTGAACCGTTGTGGTAGTGCGTGAGCGAAGAGTCTGTCTCGCGCGACAGGATTCTGTGACCGGCAGGGCCGTGGCCGTTTGCTGCGAGAGACTGAGTGGCGTTCTGAGTCGCGCCGTAACTTCCAAACACAGTCGCCGAGGAGAACGAATCCGTACCGAGGTAGAAGCGATTCGACGTTGATGCGTCGTTAGCACCAAGGTAGTAGCGGTTGGCGTTCACGCCGCTGCTCAGGCCGTGATACGCGGACATATGCCCGCTGGATGCTGTCCCGATGTTGCTCACCGTCAGGCCGGTGTTGAGATACTTGCTTGTTCCGTTGCCAAGCAGACCGCCGCCAGCCCCCGTCTCTGCGTAGTCGGTGCCGACGCCGACGAACGCGTTGTTGGTGTCGGTGGTGTTGCCGTACTGCGTGCCGCCGAGCGACGGCCCCCGATAGAGCGGAACCAGTGCGGCGTTGAGTCCTGTGCCGCAGAACAGGTTGAGCCGGTAAAAGCGGTCGCGTAGCGATGCCGCATCCAGTGAGTCGCACAGGGTATTCACCGCCGCCGCCGTGCTGGAACTCACCGTGCCGCCGTTGGCATAGACGCGATTCACCCAATCCTGTGCATCAGCGTTGCTGACTTGCGGGGCGAGGGTGATACCCCAGCGGGCGGCTAAGTAGCGTTCCAGCCGTTGGCGTTCTGCGGTGGTGAGATCGCGGTTGTACGCGATTACTTCGCCAATCCATCCGTCCAGCGGCGTTTGCCCACCAGCAGATGCAGACCGCGAGCCGATGTTGTGGTCGTTACCCGGCTCCCAAGTCAGGGCCGATGAAGAGTGGATAAGAGCGCCATCCTCAATGACAGAGAACGAGCCACTTGTCCCGTACAAGTTTGCAACGTGCGCGCCGCTGCTTGGGCGATAAGACGTTACAGACGTGCGTGTGTTTACCCACGTCCCCCACAGCGAAGTTGAGGTGTTGGCGTATGTGTCATCGTTGTTACGGGTTGAATAAAGCGTGTATTGCGAGTCGCTATTGGGCTGGAATGCAACAAAAACATTGCCCGCCGCAGGAAAGGCCGCAGAGAGATTGCCGAGAGAGAGCCTGCTAACTGCACCGGACGCTCCTAGTCGCAGGGCGCGTCGGCTACCCATAGCACTGATCGTCGGCCTGCTTCCCGCCGTACCCTGCGTTGCGTGCCTCGCGTTGCCCGACTTGTCGGCCCAGTACCCCACCGGATCGCTGGAGGCGGTGGCCTGTGCGTGGACGCCTGAGATGCCCCACTTGGTGGCGAGGTAGGCTTCGACGCGGGCGCGGTCTGCGGTGGTGAGGGCGGTGTTGTATATGACGATCTCGGCAATGTAGCCGTTATGGAACGAGGTCGATTCCTTGCCGATGTTGAACGTCGCACCTGATGAATCAACGGGGTCGTTAGTTGTCCCTTGAGCCCCGTTCCCGAAAGTCGTCAAGGACGAGTTGCTGGTAAACAACGCGCACGCTACAGACGGCGAGGTTGCGGAGGCCGTCGCGCCAAATGAAATGGGGCCTGATGTTTGCTGCCGCCAGAACGCCCATGTGCCGGAATCGGAGAACACCCCGCGATTGGTTGTCCCGTAACTCCACACGCGACCGCCTGATGCAACGTCAGAGACGGCGACAAACAAAACGGTCTGTGTCGCGGCGTCTGCCAGCGACGTTGCCATTGCGTTGGCAGTGCCGTCGAAGTCAAGGACGTTTTTGCCGTTTAGCGAACGGGTTCCAGTGGTCGGCCTCGCGGTGCTACTAGCCGTCGCGTGATTGCCCGCCGTGCTCTTGTCGTTCCACTGGCTGACCAGCCCTCCGCTCTGCGTGATGCTCGCCGCATCGCTCGCATCCCACCACCCAACGCACCCCGCGATATCCGTAGGCTGAGTCACCGCCGTCACCGGCCCCGCGTCGGTGGTGTAAAGCGTGTCGGCCGAAGAAGCGTCAAGCCAGAGGGCGAGGCCGGGGATGGAGCGGGGCGTGAAGTTATTCGCGGGGCGGAGTGTGCGCGGGGATAAGCCCATGTCAGCCCTTTGCCATGACGGTCATCGCACAGGTGGTGGCACCCGAAACGACGGGCACCACATAGTTGGATGCAAAGCAGGCGTCTGGCACCGGGTGAATGCCGATGGTGAGGGCCGTGACAACCGCAGAACCGTCAGCGTACACCTGCCTTGGCGTGACAGAGGGGTCGACCGTGCCGTGCCAGTTGATCTGCGTGCCGCCGCCAGTGTTGGCGATCATCACGCATGCGCCGCCGAAGCGGCCGAATGGGAACATGCCCGAGGTGGTTGCCGCCGAGGAGTTGGCGGTGACAACCATGCCGGGGGAGAAGTGGCGAGCAATCTCGTTCATCGGTTCTTTACCTTGTAGGCGTGTTTTTCAATGACCTTTTCACGGAGTTCGGAAGTCTTGGCGCCGGGGTTCTTCTTCTTTTCCCGCCGCACCAAGTCCTTGACGATTGATTCGTTGATGAGTGTTCGCTTCGGCGGGGCAGGGCCGGGGTCATAGTTGACGCTCCCGGTCACCATCATCCTGCGTTCCTTTGCCACACGGAGAACGTCATCATTGCTGGACACCCATGCCTTGGGGTCACGCCAGCCGCGCTGGTTGGCAATGCCGCCGCAGTAGTATTTGCCTGAGATGTTGATCCCAGCGGCCTTGGCCTCGTCAGCCACGTACTTGGCTTGGCGGAGCGGCATGGAGTCCAGTTGCTGGTTGTTCATGCGGCCTTCCATGAACGCACGGTCCGTGCCTTGCGTCCCGGGAGGGGATTGAAGCGCGCACATTTCAGCAAAGCGGGGATTCTGGCCAGCCTCAACCATGCGGCGGTAATGGGCCCGCACGGACGAGGATGAGTTGGCGATGTCAAATGGGAGGTCCATATACAACTACTGTCCCGGGGGAGGGGCTTCGGGCTGGCCTTGTGGCGGCTGGCCTTCTTGAGGCGGGCCAGGAGGAGGCCCTGGTGGCGGTGGTGGCGGAGGCGGCACGGCGAAGTCGGCCACATCCATCTGGTTGACCTCGCCCCACTTGGCCATGAGGGTGTTGAAGAGCGCAGGATTTCCAGACTGCAACATGCCCTGAGCGACAGGCATCATCACCTGCATCAGGTTGTTGAGGTTCTCAGTCTTGGTAGCGATGTTGGGTTTCCTTGCGGAGCCGGCTTCGACGCGGTAGGTGTATTCCCTGACGATGGAATCTGGGTCTTCCTGCTGTACGTGCATCTGCCACGCCTGGGCTGCCATCGGCCCCATGAGCGGTGCAACGTCTTGTGGCTGAATCAGCCAGCGGGCAAGGAGGGCTTCCTTCCTCGCCACATCCGAAAGGGCGTCTTCCAGCGTGTTCGCATAATCGTCTGGCCTGACCGAGATTTGCTCGGCCTTCACGTTGGCCTCTGCAGCCGACCGGAACTGATTTCTGGTCATGCCGTAAATTAACTCTGTCAGGCCCACTCGCCGGTCAAAGAGGGCGGTGACCTCCGCGATGATCCTGTACAGGTCCTCAGTAACCGCGGGGAGCTGGAAGACTGAGATCACATCGTTGACCGACCGGCCGATGGCTTCGGAGATTTCCACAATCTTGAACCCGCCCTCGGATTTCTCAAGCAGCTTGCTCTTGAGGTTCTCGTCCGCAGCCTTCGACACGCCAATGAGAACTTGGCTGGACGCTGCGATGCGTGTTGCAAGGAAGGACATCGCCCAATTAATGAATCGAAGCTCACCGATCCCAGGCCGAATCAGAGAGACGGGCCATGAGTAGCCGGGCTTGCCGTGCCACGCAAGAAGAGTGAACGGCCATCCCTGCGGCTCGGCCCAGAAGGGGATGGGCCACTGGGTATTCATAAACAGTTGCTGCGGAATACCCGTCTCGTCCACCGGCTCTTGGAGCATCTTGGGTGGACAGTTCAGCGGGAAGTCCACACCTTCGGCAACGACGATGTAGCAGTTCGGCCCCATGGCCTCAAACTTGCCACGGAGGTCTTTGTCGGAGTCCTTGAGCCTGTCACCGAATCCGATCTTGGAGTAGACCTCCCAGTAGCAGATCAGATCGGCCGTCTTGCCCGCCCGCTTCTGGGTCTTGTAGCCGCGCTGGTCTTCATTCACCCGCGAGGAGTAAGACTCTGCGTGACCCTTGAGGTCATCAACAGACAGGCCAAACTTCGCCGCCACTTCATCGACGGGCTGAACGCGCTTGCGTGCGGCCCAGCGGATGTCTTCAAACTCGTCGGCGTCAGGGTCCCAAGTCAGGTTGTCGATGGAGTCGAAGAACGATCCAGCCATCTTCACGTTTGAGCCGGGCGGCGAATACAGCTCATGCCACCATACGCCAGCGCCCTTGATGAACGCCTCTTCCACAACCTTCCGAGAGTGACGCTTTAGATCAAGCTCG